CTGCTCGGCTCGTGATGTCCTGGCTGAGATGAACGCCTCGTTCGGAGCCTCTTTGACCTCGATGCGGTCTTGCTTGACCTCCAGTTGATCTCTCAGGGTCTCGGGCAGTGCCTTCACCCAACGCTTCAACTCAGCGAATAGTGCGTCGTACAGTTGGCTGGATGTGGGGGCCGTTAAGACGATTTTTACAGGGAAGCGTAGGAACAGATACCAAAGGATTGCCCACGACGCTGCTGTTGACTTGCCGACTCCGTGGCCTGACCTAACGCTGATTCGTCGATTTCCGTCCGCGATGTGGGCAAGGAACTCTTTCTGCCAGTCATCGGGCTGTGTGTTGAGTACCTCCTGGACAAACAGAGTCGGGTTGTGCTTGTAGCGTTTCACGAACGCAATGAACGGATTCTTGTCTTCGGCTGCGGACATGGCCGCGATCTGTTCTATTGCTTGAGTAGTCAATTCCACATTTTTTTTATTTTTTTTTGGGAGAGGGGCGAGTTCCATAGTGGGGGTGGGGGGTGTGGTCATTGGCTGCTTTCTATGGGTTGTGGTCGGTATTTCTTAGGGGCAGCATCAGTCCCGCCCCCGCCGATGGCGCGAGGGGGGGGGTCAGCCGCCAGACGGCCAGAACCCAGCCCCAGATAGGCAGGATTCCACGATGCGGAACTGTAATTGATACAGTGTTCATTATGTTAATAGGATTGCCACTTACGCACAGGTTATACATGGATTGTGTGGTCATATGGTACTTATGCACAGGTTAATGTGACTAAGTGGACAATTTGGGTGTGGATAAGTCCTCGAGTACCTCGACATGGCGCAGCGCGTCCATGCGCATCCCTTGGATGTTGATGCTGACCTGCTGACCCTTTTGCTGCGCGTAAGCAGGTGCATTCCACCTCTCAGCCGTCCAGTGGCGCGTTTGGATGCGTAACTTGGCCAGGTTGACCTCCTCGATGGTCGCCGAGTCCGCGATGTCCAGCGCGTCGGACACCATCAGATCGGCGGCTCTTACACGCGCACGCGAGACCGATTCTACGTTCTCCGGCTTGCTTAACCACACATTCATGGCCGTCCGACCCACGCCTAACGCCATACATACTCGCGTAATCGACTTGCCCTCCTCCAGCATCACGATGATCTGTTCTTGTGGAATCTGATCCAATTTAATCAAGTCCTCCTTACGTTTCGGTCTACCCGCCATTTCTAAGCCCTTTCTAAGCGTTTTAGTCTATCCAAGCACCCAACCTATCACCGCACCCATTTTCTCGTCAAATTGAGGCATTCCTGCCAGCCTCTGCCAGTTCCGTGTTGAACTTCTTTGGCAGCGTCGACGGTTTGCCGAAGTCCAAGTCACTTTCCATGTCATCAAACCCGCTGTCACCGCCCACCTTCACCATCGTGGCTCCAGCGTCCAACTGTTTGATTTTGATGACCTCTCGCATAACCGCACCGGCCATCATCGTCTCAATCTCTTCCATGTTCCAGATGTGTACACGTTGTATCTCAGGCCGGAACTGGTGATACAGCAACGCGTCAGCCTTCGTCTTGACAATGACCATCACCGAGCCGTCGGCCATCTCATGCTCAATCGCCGCAATGTCAGGCATACGACTTATCCCGTTCTTGATTGCGTACCCTTCCAAAGCGTAGTACCCCGCAATCATTCCCTTAACCGCCTTCTCCAACCTCTCCTCGTCCCGATTCTCTTGAGCCAACCAAACCCGTTCCATCTGATTCCAGAACTTTGTCCGCAACTCAGAATCCACCAGCTCAATCAATCTACCAATACCCCACTCTGCCTCATGGTCTTTCTTCCGATTACTTACCGACAACAGCAACGAGTTCAACTTAACCTTAAACGGGTCTGCTGGAAAACTCGGCTGCTCAACCTTTACTGCTAACCCACGTTTCTTTGTAACCATATCAATCCTTACTTGTTTCTTACGGGTTCTTCCATATCGTCCTACAAATGGTGCGGCATCCCTAAAGGGATTTGCCCGCATTTGTAGGACGATTTATCCTACAAATGGACTCCATTTGTCTACCATTTGTCTACCATTTGTAGGACAGATTGCTTCTTTTCTGCTTAAATAACTAGCAGTTTTCTCATTTCTGCTCGTCCATTTGCGTACCATTTGTAGGATTTTCTGCATCAAAACTGCTCTTTTGGCTCATCTTTGAACACAACCCAAACGTAATCCTTGAAGATTTCCACTCCATTTGCGTACAGAAATTCGCGTTTATGGCGGCTGAATTCGTTCGATATTTGCTTGGTTGTCTTACCATGACCCCAGACTTGGGTGAACTTTTCAAGCCAATAATCAATCTTCACGGCCTTGTTTCTCTTGCCATCAAGGTCCCGCATCTCACCGAATTCCTTAATTGCTTTGTGCAAAGAGTCAAGACAGATTTGCTGGTTCTTACCAACACCTGACCTGCTTGGAGGCTTTTTCTCCTTCTTTTCTGTGTCCGCCATGACCCTTGTTGCCTCATCCGAAGGGTTAACGGCAAGGCTGATGACGGGTTCCAGTCCCAAACTGGACGCTGATAACTGCACCTCAACCATCTCGAATCCGATCTTGATGTTGTCCGCACCGTCCTTTTGCTTGCTGATAGTTAGGAGTCCTGAACCCGCAATCCCATCACGCCTGCCGCCTTCCATCTTCAGCAATTCCAATTGCGTGTCCACTGCTCCTAATAAGGAAGAGTGGCCGCGCAGCCCTCTTGTGGCATCCTTCCCTGAGTGGTGCAAGATCATGATGGTGCAGTCCAGCATCCTCTGTACCCGTCCGATGTTTGTGATGAATGCGCCCATGTCCTGTGAGTCGTTCTCGTTGCCGCCGCCGAAGGCTCTGGCCAAGGTATCTATTTGCAGCAGGCTGAACTCCACGCCCGTGTCGTTGATAAGTTGCTGTATGGACAGCATAAGAAGGTTGAAGTCCTCTTCACTTGATCTGAGGTTGAGTTGGTGTCTGATGACGTAGATTTCCGCGCCCTGCTGGGTGTTGTTGTGCAACTTGCAGGCTCTGATCCTTGCCCCGATACCTCCGTGTCCCTCTCCGCAGATGTACAGCACCGCGCCTGGTGTCCTGATCTCGTTACCCATCCATGTCCTACCCGTGGCCACCGCCTCGGCAATGTCCAAGGCAATAAAGGATTTGTATGAGCCTGGCGGTCCGTACAAGGCGACAAAGGACTTCTTAGGGATGACCTTCTCAATCAGCCACTCGACTGGCTCGTCCTGAATCGTGTCCCATGACTCGATGTTGAGGAACAAGGGCTTGGCCTTGGTTGACTCGTCATGCATAGGCGCGTTGGAGTCGTAGTCATCCTGTGATGTATTTTCGCTGTGCGAGTCGTACTGTTCGCTAATCGTTGCAGTATCGTTTGATTCAATCGCTGGTAGGTTCTTTGCGAGTGCAGCAAGTTCAGCCCTCGTTCCTCCCATCTTGACCCACTCATGCGCATCATCGCCAGGGAACGGAAGGTTTAGATCAAGGTATCTCACAGACTTCGCCACTGGCAATAGGTTCTTGATTACCTTCTTGGCGTACTCCTGTCCCGCCTTGTCGTTGTCGGGAACCACCACGACATTCGCCCCTGCAAAGTACTGCGTTATCTCAGCAGGCCAATGCCCAGCCCCTGCGTGTGACGTTGTGGCAATGGCTCCGATAGATACCAGCGCGTCAGCTGCCTTCTCGCCCTCCACCAAGTAGATGGCTCTTCCTGCTGTCTTTGCGTCAAGTAATTCTGGGAATCGGTAAGGGACAATCCTTACATCTCCAAGCCGCGAGTGCCTTCTGCCGAGTGCGTCAACTCGGACCAGCCTGTAGTCCTTACCCTTCTCCGTGTTCGTCTTGAACCTTTGCTTGATGAACAGGGTGTTCCTGTCCTCGTCCATGTACTCCCACTCCTGCTCCAGCGTCATCGGCTGCGGAGCGAGCGTGGCCATCGTGCTAAATATCTCAGTGCGTTGAGGTATTTCCGGCAAAAGACCTCGATCCCTGATTGCGCCGAATACATCGTTCTGATCGCACCCGCCGTGGCAGTGGAACAGATACTTCCCGTCCTGAGTCTCCGTGATGGATAGGCTTGGGTTCTTGTCCCCGTTGCCCTTACCGTGGCTTTGAACTGGGCATGATGCCAGCCACGATCCGTTTGCTTGCTTTGCGTTGCCTAGTGCCTGCGCTATTTGTTCGGCTTGCATAGTTATCTTTGTTTTTAGGGGAAAAAAAAGCCGAGGCTGTTACACCTCGGCGTTCGGGACTACGGCTTAGAACATCTCGTCATCGTCTTCCACTACAGCCGCCTTCGCCGGTGCTTGACGCACTGGCTGCGGTGTTTGCTCAACAGGAGCCGCCACAGCATCCATACCTTCGGGACGCGCTACCCAGTTCACTAACTCGAAGTTAGGAATACGAGTCGTACCCTTGCCGATCTTCTCCAACTTGGAACCCTTGTACTCAACCACCGGCAACTTGCCAGGGTTTGCAGCGCGTTGCGCGTCGCAGGTCTTGTACAACTGCTCCAAGCCCATGTTGGGTCCTACACCGTTACTAGACCACTCGGCTGCACCGATCTCCTTGTTGTACAGGGTGACCATGAACCCACGCTTATGTTCAGGCGTTGGCTGCGGACCCTTCTTTCCAAGAGACACGTCAGGGTTCCACTCGCGCTGACCAACAGCCAGCAAGAGCCAGCCTGTCTGCACGTTGTCGATGTCGAACACGACCTTCTTGAGTTGTATTTCCTCGTTGTTTGAGTTTGTCCAAGCGTTAGCTTGGGGTGAGAAGCGGATGTAGTTTCCTGAACCGCCGGAAGATGAGAGATTTAGCATTTAGCGTTTTGCTTTCAAGGTTATGTGACTAAGTAGTCACGGGGAGGTGATTATTGTCCAAGTCCAACCGCTTTGGCAAGCGTTAATCCTGAACTTTCTTTTTTGGTGATGTCCTCAAGGACGTGCTTCTTTTCCTTACCCAAGAGTTTCTCTGCCACCGCAGGGGAAATGATCTCGGTAAGCATGAGTTTGCTGTGTTCGATACCCGCAGCCTCCAGCGCAACTACTGCCGCAGCCTCATCTATCCACTTGCGCGTTGCGCGTTTGGGTGACAGTTGCCAGCCTGACAATACACCGCCGTCTTCCAATACCTTGGTGGCGTGTTTGCGCAGCGCAGCGATGAAGTCCTCAACCATGTCTGCCCTAGCCAGCAGGTCGCTAACCACTTCAGGTGCAAGGGTCTTGACATCCAATTTGACGGGGATTAGTTCCAACGCCTTCGTCTGCGCGGGACAGATCACCTTGGCTGGACAGTAACGGCAAGCGTTACTAGATGGATTTGGTTGCGCGTTTTCGTCGGCTGCTTCCTTGATGGCAGGCAGCAAAACGTCATCCATCCATTGATTTAATTCTTCAACCTTCATGGTGTGTGTACGTGTATCACCTGAGTGGGGCTGGATGATGGACAGCCTGACAGTCTCCACGGGCTTACTCTTGATCTTTGCCAGCGTACCCAGCGCGTAAATCTTCATCTGACTGCTGTCTGCGTCCACGTAAACGCGACCCGTCTTCAGGTCTGCGATCTCAAGGATGCCGTTACCAAATCCGATCACGTCAGCAGTCCCGCCCAACTTCACAGCGGGAGTATCAAAGACCGTCACGTACTGCTCAACCTTTACGGCTCCGAGTTCAGATTTCAGATTTGTAATGTGGTCAATGTGAGCCTGGGCAAACTCGATGTTCTCCTGAGTCATCGTGATGCCCTCGAC